GTTTCAATGCCAAGTGTACATCACACATATTTTGTCCACCCATTGCCCAACCATTGAAGTGATCTGTATATTTCTTAGGATCACAATAATCTTTCATTTGAAGATACCAATCATCTGCTTGTTGGAAGTTTTCACCTTGAAGCACATTTAAGAACTTACAATTACCATTTCTATTTTTCATAAAGTAATCGTTGTTTATTTTTGTGCCATCAACTGCTTCTTGATATGAATTAATATTACTTGCCTTGGCACCCTGAGGAGACCTAGACACCCAAGCAGGAATATCAAGTATCATACCATAGTCCATATTTCCGTCCATGAACTCAAGCACTTGTTCTCTTTTCTTTTTGGCTTTAGGACAAGATGGATCTTTCCAATCTCCTTCCCAAACTCCTTTACCAATCTGGAAACCACCCGAGTCACCTAGTACCCAGTTGTCTTTTCTATCTCTGTTCCTAATGATATCATCTCTAACAGAAAAGTGTTTCATATTCAAATCGGCGTGTCCTGCCGAATATAAATGCCACTTGTAATAGAAATAAGTGTCCTTTGGTTTCATATAGTTCAAACCTTCAACGCCATGTTCAAAGTTTTGCGGAACCCTCTTAGGCAAGATGTAATCCTCTTCGTGTCTTGCTTTACCTAAGTCCCTAGCAAAGAAACTGCTCATAGCAGGAAGGAACGTTGCGTAGTCCTTCTGTTTGTCAGTTAAACTATCAGTTGGTATCTTCTTATCCATATACTACTTTGTTTGTGCAGGCAGTATGTAATCATATTGACCAATACCACTATCAACACTTATTTTCATTGCTCCTTGATCTGATATACTCATCTTGATTCTACCATCGAGACTCAATATACTAATAACTTGTTGTATAGGCCAACTCCAAGAATTTTGTAATTCTTTTGTTACGTTGGTTTCAAATATAAAAGAACCTGCGTGTGAATTAGCATCACCAAAGTAAAACACCAAATTATTGTTTTCAGTTTTTACTGTGAATACAGTTTCTTCAACGTGTGCCGCCGCTTGTAGTTTTAATCTAGCAATCGCCGCCACTCTTGGTTCAAACTCTATGTCCCAAGTTGTTCCTTTAAATTTTACAGATTTTAATTTTTCATTAATGATTTCAGTGCTCATAAATCTGTAATCATTTTTAAAATCTTTTCCAGCATTTTCAAAGTGTATGTGCGTTGGAATAGTTTTGCCATTTCTTTCCGCTGACTTAACTTCTATCTTTGCGTCCTTTTGATATTCAGGACATTTTAAGTGAAGTGCCAACTTATCCAAGTTAGGCATTCCAAACACACCATCAAATTCATTTACTTTGTTGTTTGTGTTTGCTGAAAGTATCACTGATCTATCTTCAGCCATACTTTCTATTTTTGTTTGTTCCTCATTTGACACTTTTACTAAACTTAAAAAGCCTAGCGAATGTGTATGAGCAACTATGTCTTGTAAGATGTCTTTCATTATTTTCTCCTCATAGTTACATTATATTTAGGTTTTGGCGAAAAGTCAATCACGAATCCTATCATCTTTTCTTAACTCCAAAACGTTTATATGCCTTTTGGACACTCTTTGCCTGGAAATAACAATCAGCAAGTGCATTGTGCAAATCCATTTGTATCGATTTCCTAGGATCTTCAGGTAGCATACCAAATAGTGTTCTACTATCACGTATCTGCCAATAGTTCCAAGGCACAGGCGTATTCAATTGTGCATATAAATTTTGTAAGATTGCGTAGTCAAACAATGGACCTTGACACCAAAGTTCATCTAATCCCACACACCATTTGTTAAGTTGTCTAACAAATTCAGTTAATTGCACTCTATCCTCATCTCCGAGTGCTTCATTTCTAATTTTCTCATCTTGTTTTGCCCACCACTCTAATGTACCTTGGTCAACATGGCGATCCAGTTCGCTTTGCTCGTCAACATTTAATCTCAAATATAATCCACTATGTGGTTCTAAATCAGTGTATGGATCGAATTTTATTGCTCCTACTGTCAACACGGTAGCGTCTGGTCTAGTGCTTAATGTTTCCAAGTCTATCATTCCGTGTGTAGCCATCTATCCTCCAAAGTCAAATAAGTTGTTAAATGTGTTTTTGCTTTCAGTCGACTTGATATCCCAACCAAGTACGCCTAATAAATTTCCTAGTTTGTTATCTATAAGTGTGCTTTCCATAGCATCATTATCAAACGGAAGTTCTTTGAACCAAATTGGTATGTGCATTTCATCTGTTGGATACGCAACTGAAGTGTACTCCAATGGATTCTTTTTGAGTTTACACACAATAACTTTCATACCATCATGTATTTCCATTGAGTATTTGTCGCTATGCATTTTCTTTAAGTTATTCCAATTCAGACTTGCTCTCACGTGTCCAGGCATATTTGCCTTACCGAGACGTGCTTCTTTTTTAGCATACTCTTGAATGTTGTTTGCTCTACGTGGTGATCCTTTTTCCCAACCAGGTCTTTGTTTAAATTCATTTCTAAATTGACTAATCCTATCTAAAACTTCTGCTTCTGTCTTTTTAGTCAACACCATGAGCAATAGTTCATTTAAGAAGTCCTGTATAAAAACAGGAGTATCTGATCTCTTAAGGTCAAGACCCATTGCTTTAATTTTGCCTGGCTTGTCTTCAACATCTTGTCTGTATCCTTCCAAGTCATATATCAGTATTGCATATCTTTTCTTTGTGATAAACAATCCTGTTTCAGCAACAGATTCTCTACCTGCTTGTATCACTTCTGCTCTGCTTTTTAAACAATGGAAAGCCTCAGCCATAAACTTTTTAAAACTGCCATTTACTTCTTCACACACTTGATCATATAACTTTATTACACTTTCTTTAGTCCAAGGTATACTGCCATCATTAATTTCTTTTTTCAATACTTCATACGCACTAAAATAAGCGGAGTCAGTGTCACCATATATTATTGCTTTTCCTACGTGGTTGTATTCGCCTGTGATCACTTCATTAATTTTTGCCGCCATGTGTTTACTAATCTGTCTACCGGATAGTGTAGTGGATTGTCCTATACGTTTGTCAAAGAATCTACAACCTGGATTTAAAATTGCACCATACAGTGAATTTAGATTAATCTTTTTTACAAGTTGTCTTTTATCCCAAAATTCTATTTCAGCATTGTTGTTTGCCTCTTTGGCTTTCTTTAACATACTTTGCATTTCTTTTCTTTCTTTATACCAACGTGCAAGTAGTCCTGGAATGACTCCTTCAAATTCACTTGTGAATATTGTACCATTAGCACTTAACATCATAGGATTGTTGCTGTCGAAAACCATCTTGTACACTTCAGCACCACTCATTACTTCTGATTTTCCATCTTCCCAATCAACGTGTATGGATATATCTTTCCTTTGTTCCATCACTGCATCATATTCTAAAGAACCAAAATGATTCTCCCAAGCACCCGCAAATGATTTCTTTTGTAGAGTCATTTGTTCTTCAATGTATTCATCTGTATGACTTGGTCTTAATTGTCCCATCACACACTCGGGAGCCATGTTTAATGCCCTAATCACCGAAGGATACAGTGAATTGATGTCCATTGATCCTATCCAGTCATGCAATCCTTTTTTCGGAAACGCCACATAAGCACCTGCGGCTGTTGTACTATCCGAATCTCTCTTAGGTCTATTCGGAACTTGAACGCCTCTTCTGTGTGCTTCATTGATAATTGCTTGTTCAGTAACTGCAACTGCACCTAGTGTTGTTTGTAGTAAGACTGTGTTTGCGTGTGCAAGTTCATTTGTAAGTGCAATAAATTTTAGTTTCCTATCTAGTTTGTCAATAAGATTAACGTCCTGTCTGTTATATTCAACGAAAGTTCTGAAATCTTGATTGTATAATTGATCCAAACTGCCTTCATAAACAGTTTTCTTTTCTCCTAGTTCATGTTCACCGATAGCATCTAATCTATAAGAATGTCTTTCTTCATAAGTGTATTTTCTATAAAGTTCTAATGAATCTAAATGCACTCTGCCAACTAGGTCGTATGTTTCTTGCTCACGACCAAATCTTTCAAATACTCTTTTCTTAGGCAGTTGTTTCCATAAGCAAAGTTTTCTTGTATCATCTTTGCTTAAAATTTTCTGTATTCTGTTTACCACATAAGGTATATCATAACCTTCTGAGTTCCAACCACTAATTACGTCAGCGTCTTGAATTATATCTAGAAATGCTGTCAGCATTTCTCCTTCATCTTTGTAAAGATATAAATTTTCTATTCCTTTTGTGACTTCTTTTGCCTCATCTATACTCATTGTTTTGGGTGGCATAGCGAAAGTCACTGTGCTGTCTAGCCATTGTAATGCAACAGTGATTGCCGTTATCGGCATGAATGGATCACTTGGATTACTAAAACCTTTCTCAGGATCGAAGTCTGCCTCAATATCAAAGAACGCAGTTCTTAATTCTGGAGCATCACGATTTAAATAGTTTTCGCTCAAGCATTGGAATATTGGATTTATATCAGATTCAAATAAATTTTTGTTCCTATTGATTGCAAGTTCTTTATGGAAGTCTTTTGTAGTCTTGGAAATAATTCTGTTTAAGGATTTACCCGTGGTGCTTTTATATTTTCCACGTGGGTCTTCATAATAAAATGTGTATTTGATTGGATATTCTTTGAAAACTCTTTCGCCATTTTGACGTTCAACTATTCTTATGAGATCGGAACCTCTGTCAAAATAACCATCTATATAACTCATTTATTCTCCTAATGTCATTTGTGGCTGACACATACCTAATAATCACTTGTGGCTGATTGGGCCTAACGCAAATAATATAACATTATACCGCCTATTCCGGTAATTGTCAATACTGCATTTGTAGTTATCAGTGCCGGCTCTTTCCAAATCACTGAAACGACTAACCAAATTATTCCACCTAATGCTAAAAGCATTGGACCTATTGGATAGAGATGTGGAAATCCTGCGTTAACGAAAGTTCCTACAATTAATGTAAATGTAGCAATCCATTTTAAAATTTGATCATTTTTCATATTTGTCAAACACTCTGTTTATTACATTGTTTACACACACGAAGTGAGCACACTTAGGCATATCCTTAACACGTCTAGCACCTATATAAGTGCAAGTGCTTCTTATACCACCTAATAATTGTTCAACAGTGTCTTTGACTGGGCCTTTGTCGTCTAGTATAACTGTCTTGCCTTCTGTGCCTCTGTATCCATCTTTTCTTGCGCCATGTGTATCGAATGCTGATTGTGAACTCATTCCATAAAAATATCTTTTGCCATCTTTTAATTGTGTTTCGCCTTCATCGTGTCCTGCCAACATACCTCCTAGCATGACAAAGTGTGCGCCTGCTCCTAATGCCTTTGAAATATCTCCTGGTTGTGTACAACCTCCATCTGCAATGATGTGTCCGTCGACTCCATTAGCCGCATCGGCACATTCAATTATTGCAGAAAATTGCGGAACGCCAACACCAGTCTGTGTTCGTGTAGTACACACACTACCTGGACCTATACCAACTTTGACTATGTCGGCTCCGTTTAGTATTAATTCTTCTGTCATGTTTGGTGTTACAACATTACCAGCAATTATAATTTTGTCTGGATATTCATTTCTTATTCTCTGTACAAATGAAACAAATTGTTCATGATACGCATTTGCAACATCAATGGTTATAACTGGAATGTCTGGAAATGCCTCCATAACCTTTTTCAGTGTTTGATAGTCTTGTGCGTTTTCGTCCCAAAGTGCACCTGTGCCTACGCAGGCAGATACGTATTTGAATTTCATCCCTGTGCCTGCCGCTTCTTTCCAATCGTCTATTGTGTAATGCTTTCTAATCACAGTCAACATTTTAAATTCTTGCAACACCCTTGCCATAGAAAAAGTGCCTACGCCATCCATGTTTGATGCCATCACCGGCACATAAGTCAATTCTTTTCCGCTGTTTCTAAATTTGTACTTCCTTAATATATCAACATCTCTCCTAGAACTTAATGCTGATCTCTTAGGTTGTAACAATACGTCTGAATAATCTAAATGTATGTTATAATCAATTCTCATTAAAAAAGTCTTTCGTGTTTATTGCCCTATCATCTACCCAGTAATCATACACTGGCTTCTTCATCTGAATGGAAGTAAATTTAACCCCCCATTCAGAAAGTTGTTTGTGTGTAAGTTCAGTCCAATCTAGACCTGAATTACCACCCCTTGCTGTCCAGTAATGTATCTCGTTGCCTTCATCAAACAATTTGTTAAGTTTAGCGATACGATCCATATCTGGTTTGCTTTGCTCGTAATTGCTGTTTTCGTTATAACAAATTGTGTTGTCGATGTCGACAATATATTTCATTACTTGTCTTTGCCAACTGCAATAATTAAATTTTCTAAACTATCGAAAGCCTCAGAATATTTGCTCCACTCACCTTTGTGTGCAATTTTTATTGCCTTGTTGATTAGTGCAGGCTTGACTTCTAACTCTTCTGCCACTGCTTTGACAGTGTCTTTAAGTCCTGCATTTAAGTCTTCTACTTCCTGTAAAACATTTGAACCTTCATCGATGATTCTTTTTAGTTTTGCTTGTTCTTCAGGGCCGTATGTTCTTGCTGACATATTATTCTCCTTTTAGATATTTTACCATGTTTTCAGGCGTTGACTCAACATATGGGTCATCGTCAGTGCCTTCATTGTTTATGCCTGGCTCTTGCCACCATTTTTCTACCACACCGTCTTTTACCACTGCCATGTATCTCCAACTTCTGTTTCCGAAGCCTAAATGGTTTTTTCCAATTAGCATACCCATAAATCTTGTAAAGTTTCCAGAACCATCTGGAATCATTTTTACGTTTTGAATCTGCATTCTATCTGCCCATGCGTTCATCACAAATGAATCATTTACTGACACACAATAAATTTCATCTATTCCCATGCCTTTAATATTGGCATATTCTTTTTCGAAACCTGGAAGTTGTTGGCTTGAACACGTAGGAGTAAATGCTCCTGGTAAACTAAAAATTACTACTCTTTTACCTTTAAAATATGAATCTGTTGTAGCATTATGCCATTCGCCACCAATAGCACAGCCGCCATCAGTTTCAACTTCATCACCTGTTCTTATTCTGAATGTTACTTTTGGAATTTTAAATCCTTCTATCATATAAACTAAACCTATTTTTAAAAATTAATATAACTGATTATACTTAATTCTTAGGATAAAGTCAATGATTAATCTTTGAGTGGACTGTCTTTTTCTTCGTAGAAGTAATCGTTGGTATCACCAAAAGTATGGCTACTTTCGTTTTCACAGAAAAATTCACGTGTGCTTACTTGGAAGTCTGGTCTTTTTAATTCGGAAGGAGTTAGTGATTGCTCGTACCAAAGCATTCTATTATTTGGTTGTGCGAAATATTGACCATTAATCAATCTACCAAAATTGTGTTGTTTGTGTTCGCTTGGCACTTCTGAAACGCCTGTGTTCACTGTGTTTGGATCACCATGACAAGCATCTATTGTGAATAGATATTCGCCTTTCATTCTGCCGCCACCTTTTAGCATGATTTCTACATCACAGTTTTTAAGCATGGATTTTGTCCATACTTGGATGTTAGAACTGAAACTATCCCATAGTTCCAATGTGCCTAAAGGTAATTGTTCTTCTTCTTTGATGTCTGTTTTCCAAACAAATG